GGAAGTCGCACAATTTATGTAACCAACGCAAACTTCTTAATACTTAAAAAATGATATTACTCATTATAAAATTAGCACAAGCCCAAGAATGGTATGGGGTATCGGACATCGTGGAAACGGCCAAAGGAAGGCAACAATATATTCAAACTTGGAAACAAGGCAAACAACAAATTAAAAGAGCAATCAAGTCATGGCCGAAGAAATAAATTACAATGTTAAGGTTAACACCAACGATGCAACCAAAAATCTAAACTCATTGCAATCCTCGATGGAGGGGGTAATTGGTGAAGGTGGCAAAATTGATGGGTTAACTCAAAAGTTTAGTGCCATGCCAGGGGCATTAGGTCAAGCATCAACCGCCATGAGTGGATTGGGCAAACAAATGTGGGCATTGGTAGCAAATCCGATTGGTGCGGTTATCGCTGCATTGGTTGGGGCAATCACATTGTTATACAAGGCATTCACATCAACAAACGATGGTGCAGATAAATTGGATCAAGGATTGGCGGGATTGGGTGCAGCGTTTGAGGTGGTAATGAATGCAGTTGCCAAAGTTGCGGAAGGGTTAATTGGTATGTTTGAAAATCCACAAAAGGCATTAAGTGATTTTGGGGATATGTTAAAAGAAAACATCACCAATCGTTTTGAAGGGTTGATGGAGTTATTACCCGCATTGGGCAAGGCAATCAGTTTATTATTTGAGGGTGAATTTTCAGAAGCGGGAAAGGTTGCCGTTGATGCAGCAGCAAAGGTTGGATTAGGAGTTGAGAACATCACAGACAAAGTATCAGCGGGGATTGATGCAATTAATAAATTAGGGGCCGAAGCATTATCAGCGGCAAACCAGGCGGCAAAGATTGAAAAGATATTACAAGGTGTTGAAGATGGTGAACGGGCATTAAGAATCGAACGGAGTAAACAAGCCAAGCAATTAGCAACGGCAAGATTACAGATGGAAGATGACACGGCCACATTTGAAAGTCGTATTGAGGCATTGAAAAAGGTTGCAGTTTCGGAAGAAGAATTGGCAGCGAAGGAATTGAAATTGGCAAAGGCCAAAGCGAATGCCATTGGTGCGAGAAACAAATTGAGTGATGCCAGTGATGAAGCGTTATCACGGGAAGCGGAAGCCATCGCGCGGGTAAATGAATTGGAAGCGGAAAGCATTATGCGGAAACGGAAAGTTGTTAAGTCAATTGAGAGTTTGAACAACCAAAAAACGGCAAGTGAAAAGGAAGCAGCAAAGGCGGTTGAAGATGCGTTAAAAGCCACAGAACAAGCAAATAAAGAGGCATTGGATAACCGCATCAAATTGGCAGAAGAAGGTATCAATGCGGAACAAGATGCAAAGAAGTTGTTGGCGTTAAAAACCATTGAGGACCAGAAGGAATTGAACGCGGAATTGGAACGGATCGAAACGGAACGCACGATGAAAATGATTGACAGTAAAAAGTCATTTCAGTTATCAACTACAGATTTAGAAATTAAGGCCGCACAAGATTTGGCCAATAAGAAGTTTGACATTGCCAAAGAAAATGCGGAAAAGCAAAAGGATTTAGACAAAAAGACATTTGATGCAAAGATGGCCATAATGGATGCGACGGCAAACGCATTGGCTACATTCTCACAATTGGCGGGTGAAGAAACCGCAATGGGGAAAGCGTTGTCGGTTGCAAGTGCAATCATTGCTACCTATTCGGGGGCGAACAAGGCATTGGAAGCGGGTGCGGCGACACCACCATTGGGGTATATTAATGCGGCGGCGATTATTGCAACGGGATTAATCAATGTTAAAAAAATCTTATCGGTTAAAGTACCAGGTCAAAGCGAAGCGGGGCAATCGGTTCCAAGTGGTCCAAGCGTTTCAATCATCGGAGGAACGGCAGACCCATCAGCACAAATGTCGGCGAGTTTGAACAGAAGTTTGAATAAACCCGCAAAGGCGTATGTGGTTGGTAACGATATGAGTTCACAACAAGCGTTGGATAGGCGTATTCAAACAAATGCAACATTCCCAGGATAATTAGTTTTATAGGTAATATGAAAACATCATTCCATAAATTCATGGCATCAAACGCCGTTAACAAAGTTGAATTATCAAAAAACGAATTGATCCAAGTACAAATGGGTGCAAAGGAAGATTTGATGAAGTTGATTGGACAAGCGGGAAAATTAGTTGGCCCCGCCCGTAAATTGGAAGATGCGACAAGCAAATTCGCGGACCAAATCAGCACATTGAAAAAACAGGTTCCCGATTACATCGCAAAGAATAAAGACATGGCAGCACAATTGGCATCGTTGGATTCTCAAATCAAAAGTGGTTACGATAAATTCCAAGCACAATTAAAAGCGTTGGGTGTTCCAAAAGATGCGGTTGCCGATTTAGAAGCAGCAATAAAAACTTTGGATGGCAATGATTTTTACCCATTGCAAAGGGATTTGACTTTTAACACCACTTATTTGGATAAGTTGAAATAATGAGAATCGTTGAATTGATATTGGATGACCAACAATTGGCAAGTGGCATTGATGCGATAAGCATTGTGGAAGCCCCCGCCATTGAATCCAATTTCATTGCATTGAAATCACACGAAATAAAGTTTGCCCAAGTGGATGCCGAAAAACGCATCTTGATGGGGCCAGTATTAATTCCCGACAAACCCATTTACCGCAAACAAGTGATGAATGGCGAGATGCAAGAATTTTATGTTTACTTTTCAAAGAACACCGTATCCCGTGCATCGCAGATGTTTTTGATGAAGGGGAACCAAGGCAAAGCCACATTGGAACACGACATGGCGTTGCAAGGTATTTGCATGGTGGAATCTTGGATTAAGGAAGACATGGAAAAGGACAAGTCGGCCATCTATGGTATGAACGATCCGATTGGAACTTGGATGGGGTCATTGAAGGTTACCAACGATGAGATTTGGAACGACTATGTTAAAACGGGTCGTGTTAAAGGATTCAGCATCGAAGGGTATTTTGCGGATAGGTCAATGCCATTGTCAAAGGTTGAAACCGATGATGAAAAGTTAGCCAAGGTGATTGACATCCTTACCGAATTTCAAAAATCAAACAATATAAACAATTAAAGTATTTTAGATATGAACGCAACCGAAACATTAAACCGCGTATTGCAAACTTTGGGATTAAAGCCCGAGGAAGCGATTGTGGTTGATTTGGCACAAGTTAAGACCGAGGATGGTCAAGCCACATTTGAATCAGACAATTTCGCCGTGGGTGAAGCGGTATTTATCGTAACACCAGATGGTAACATCCCAACACCAGAAGGTGAATTTGCATTGGAAAACGGAAATGTAATGACCGTGGATGCAAATGGTACTATCGTTGAAATCGCAACTAAGGAGGAAGAAGCCCCCGAGGAAGAAGAAATCATCGAAGCCGAGGATATGCCGATGAAGGACGAAATCGCCGAGGCAATGCCAATGGCAAAAAAAGTAGTAAAAAGCAAAACCGAAATGGAAGAATCTTATTTCAGCAAACAGATGTCAGAATTGGAAGCCAAGTTTGAAGCCCGTTTATCAGCATTGGAAGGCGAGAAAATCGCATTGAGTGCCGAGAACAAAGAATTGACCGAGAGATTGGCAACTGAACCAGCACCACACACATTGCACAACCCCGAAGCAAACATGAAGGATTCCAAATTGGTATTCAAGTTGGGTGCCAAGCGTGAGGAAACTTTGAAGGATCGTGTATTTAATCAACTTTTTAACTAAACCACTAAAATGAACAATAAATTAAACAAAATCAATTTGAGTGGCCCAACAATATCACCAAATACCTATGCGGGTCTGTTTGGTAACAAATATATTGCGGCCGCGTTGTTGTCGGGTGAAACCTTGGCAAAAGAACTTATCACATTGCACCCCAATGTAGCATTCAAAGAAGTTATCCGTAACTACCAAAATTCAGTTGTTATCGCTTCTGCATCTTGTGACTTTACAGATTCTTCATCAGTGACTTTGGGTGAATATGTGTTGACCACAACCGAAAAGCAAGTGAACTTACAACTTTGTAAGAACGAATTGCGTACAACTTGGGAATCAGCACAAGCGGGTTTCAGTGCATTTGAGAAATTACCAGCAACATTTGAAGAATTTTTGTTGGCTCAAACTGCGGCGGAAGTTGCACAAGCAAACGAATTGGGTATTTGGAAATCTAACCTTTGGTATGATTCCGCAATCGTAGCGGGTCAAGACGGAATGGTTGGTTATTTGATTGATAACTCTGCAGTCGTTCGTCCATTCTCGGGTGCAACAAATGGATCAAATGTTGTTGCTCGTTTGCAAGAAGCATTGGATTACTCACCCGCTGCATTGTATGGCAAAGAAGGTTACCAATACTATGTTGGTCCATCTACCATGAAAGCATACCAAGCCGCTTTGTCTGCAGGTAACTACAATTTCCAATTCTATGTTGGTGAAAAGCCAATGAACTTCCAAGGTATTCCCGTTACCATGTGTCCAGGTCTTAACGACTACGACTGTGTATTGGGTATGAAATCTGATTTGCACTTTGGAACGGGATTGTTGAGCGATTACAACGAAGTGAAGGTTATCGACATGAGCGATATCGATGGTTCACAGAATGTTCGTGTAATCATGCGTTTCACGGGTGGTATCATTGCTACAAACCCAACTCAACAAGTTGTAATTAATGTAACCTAATCCGATAAGGAAAATATAAACTTGGGGTGGGCATAAACACCCACCCCTTTTTTTTAACCAAGATAATAGAAAAGATATGCCAACTTGTGGAACTTTAGTCGGAAGATACGAACCTTGTAAACAATATGTCGGTGGTATCAAAGGTGCGTTTTTTATCCCCTTTGAATTTGCAAATACCATCGTAACAGACGGAGCAGGTTTGATTACTCAAATCAATAATGGTGCAGCGACACCAGCGAAAGTAACGGGTTACTTTTGGGAGTTGAAAGGATTGTCTACATTGGAAACAACCATCACCGCATCACGCGACAATGGAACAACCATGTATGAGAGTATTTTCACCTTATCATTCAAACCAAGTGGGCTTACACCTACTGCGGGAGATTTAGACATGGATTCAATCCAAACTTTGTCCAAGGGCAGATGGCAAATCATCATTTGGGACAGAAACGACCAATTTTGGTTGATTGGTCAAACCTTAGGTTGTGATGCCAACGGCGGATCATCTTCATGGGGTGTACAAATGGGTGATGCCCGTTTGAATACAATTACCTTTTCAAGCCAAGAAAAAACACCACCATCACCAATTGATGCGGACAATTACACAGAATTGTCAACGAGTGTTATTGTCGTGTCAACCGCACCTTAATTTTAATTATATTTTTATGTTTAAGCCCTCGCCATTCGGTGGGGGTTTTTCATTTATAACAAAAAATGTATTTCGCGTTTTATAACTATGCACATCAATAACGCATCCACCAATATCAATTTCACATCCTTTGTGGAATTTACGGGTGTATCAACGATTCAAGTGTGGCATAAGCCCACCAAAACAATGGTAACGGCTACAAGTACCCCAAGCAAGTTATATTCGTTCTACACGATGAATTTGCCCGTTTTAACGCCTATCAATTTAGTGGCTAATAATACGGATGAGATATTAATTCGTGTATTCAATGCAAATAATTTGGTGTGGGAGTATTTAGGGTATTGGATTGTGGGAACTACAAACATCAACAACACATGGAAGGATTGGGACACCACCACCCCCGTGTCACCTAATTGGATAACATTATGAGTTTAGAATTTATACAACTACAATCATACACCGCACCATCAATCATTGAGCAAAAGAACAAGGATTGGGTGCAATATGGTGACGATAACAATTATTATCAGTATTTGATTGACTTGTATCATGGTTCACCAACCAACAATGCGTGTATCAAGGGCATTGCGGATCAAATTTATGGCAAGGGATTAGAGGTGACAAGCACATCGAGAAACTTACCAGGTTATATTGAGTTCAAAACCATGTTTGCGGCTGATGATTTACGGGCGGTAATTATGGATTTGAAAATGTTAGGCCAAGCATCGTTTCAACTTGTTAAGTCAAAGGACAAGAAAAAGTATGTAAAGGCCAAGCACTTTCCACAACAAACACTTCGCCCCGCCAAGTGCAACGATAAAGGCGAGATTGAAAAGTATTATTATTACCCCGATTGGGCCAATATCAAGCGTGGCACACAACCCACAGAGATACGGGCATGGGGTTATGATGAATCTTCAAACGAATGTATACTAACCATCAAACCATATTCAACGGGTTCGTTTTACTTCGCACCCGTGGACTACCAAGGCGGTACGCAATATGCAAACTTGGAAGCGGAGATATCGAATTTTCACATCAACAACATCATGAATGGTTTGGCACCAAGTATGTTGATAAACTTCAACAATGGGCAACCACCCGCCGAGGTTAAAGATACAGTTGAAGCCCAAATCAAATCAAAGTTTGGTGGATCGTCAAATGCGGGTCGTTTTATTATCAGTTGGAACGATGGCAAGGATTCGGCTGCGGATATCACCCCAGTACAATTAAGTGATGCCCACAACCAATATCAATTCCTAAGTTCGGAATCAATGCAAAAGGTTATGATATCGCATCGCGTTGTATCGCCTTTGTTGTTGGGTATTAAAGACGGAACGGGATTTGGAAATAACGCAGATGAATTAAAGTCGGCATCTATATTGTTTGACAATGTTGTTATTAGGCCTTTCCAAAGATTGGTTATTGATGCAGTTACGAAGGTATTGAACCACAATGGGTATAACCTAAATATGTATTTCAAGACCTTACAACCACTTGAATTTACGGATTTAACGGGTAATGTAATTGATGATGAAACACGCGAAGAAGAAACGGGCGTATCGTTGTCATTAAAAAAAAAGATTGATTTAGCGGACATGACCATCGCGGATGAAGATTCGTGGTTGGAACATTTGAAATCCCGTGGGGAAATAATTAACGAAGAGGTGTGGGAACTTATTGATGTAACGGAAGTTACGGATGCGGATGAGGAACTAAGATTTAACATGGCGTATGAAAACCCCAATAAAAAAAGTGGTGATGATAAAGGGGTTTACAAAATCCGTTATCGGTACGGCCCTAATATCGTGGCCGACAATTCAAGGCAGTTTTGTAGTACAATGGTTCAAGAATCCAAAGGGGGAGTAATTTATCGCCGTGAAGATATTTTAACTATGGGTGATGCGGGTGTGAACGGACAATTTGCACCAAGCGGACAAAGTTCATATTCCATTTGGAAATACAAGGGTGGTGTTAATTGCCACCACAGATGGGAACGATTGACATTCAGACGGAAGCAAGTTAAGGGTAAATTTTTACCCAAGCAACCAGGCGAAACGGGTGACAACCGAGATTTAGAAAATTACAACGAAGTATCAAA